TTAAATGATGGTTCGGTAACCGATTAAATGAAGCTATAAAGCCAAAATCTTTCAAAGTATGACAAACACCGACCGGGCGGGTTCCCGGATAAATTATAAAACTATGAAGTTATTAGAGATTCACAAAAATGGTATTAATGCGCATAATAATGAAGTTTCATTTTATGGCATAGATTTTCAAACAAAAACATTGATGTTTGATGGAATAGAAAACGTTGAATGTGTAATAGAAATTGCAAAATAGTTAGGATATAAGATTTCTGAAATACAAATGGTATTTTGATATGTTTATAGATGAAGTAGGAGCAACCCGGCACGCAATAAGCGACAAAGAGTTGAACGAATTATACAAGCGTTTGGAAAATTTCATTGCTGATTGCACGGTTGAGGAAGCAAAAGAAAACCGGGACGCATTTGTTAAGGTGCAAACATTGATACACCAAAGAATAAGAGAAAACAAAAAATAATATTAACCCGCCGGGGGAAACCCCGGCACAAACCGAGAGCATTATGATAGTAAAGAAATTAGAATTGGTAAATTTCCAAGTAATTAAAGAGTTTAACGCAGATTTTGACGGTAACGTTTATTTCATTACCGGGGATAATGAGTTGGGAAAATCAACCGTATTAAAAGCAATTGGGGCTTTGTTGACCGGGAACCGTGACGCCGTATTGAAGAACGGAGAAAGCAAAGGTTTCGCAAAAATGATTGTCGGCGACGACGGCGAGGAATACGAGGTTGAATTGAAATTCACGAAAGCAAACCCACGTGGCACGTTATCAATTAAATCAAAGACAACCGGAATGAAAAGTGATAACGTTTCTATGTTACAAAAGATTTTCGGTTATACAGATTTTGACGCCGTGGAATTTTCCCGTTGGTCGGAAACCGCCGAGGGACGCAGAAAGCAAATTGAGGTTGTAAAGTCTTTGTTGCCGGAAGAAGTAAGAACAAGGATTGCCGAAATTGATACAACCGTTGCCGGGCTTAAAACAGAACGTACCGGAGTAAACCGAGATTTGAAAACCTACAAATCAATATCAGATGCAGCCGGGCAGGGATTGACAACGCAGGATTTGAAAACGTATGCCAAACCAAAGGACATTACGGAACTGATGAAAGAACAAGCCGAAAACGCCCAATTGATAGAAAAAGCAAAAACCGTTCGTTCGGCTTTGGAGCAAAGAAAAAAGCAGTTGGAAGAAATTCCGGAACGTTTAGCAGCGGCAAAAGCGACATACGAAAAAGCCATTGAAGAAGCTAAAAAAGCGATAGAAAGAACTGAAAAACTTTACAAAGAAGCTATTGCACAAATAGAAAGTGAAAAGGCAGATTATGAAGCACGAAAAGCAAATGCCGAAAAATGGTTGGCTAATTATGAAGAAAACAACCCGGAAAAGTTAGATACAGCCGAGCAATTGAGAAAGGCAGAGGAACACAACAAAAAGGCTGCAAAAGTTGCCGATTATCTGACAAAGAAAAAGCAGGCAGACGACAAAAAAGCAGAAGCGGAAAAGATGGATTCAGAAATTGCGGAATTATCCGCCGAGCGTGAAAAACTTATTTCGTCGGCGAAATTACCGATTTCCGGGCTTTCGTTTAGTGATGATGGGTTAGTATTAAATGACGTCCCATTTGTCGCCGGAAAGGTTTCAGATTCGCAGATAATGGAGGTTGCCGCAAAACTGATTATAGCAAGTAACCCAACCGTGAAAGTATTCCGCATTGCGAGGGGCGAAAGTTTGGGCGAAAAGAGATTGCAAGCAATTATTGATATTGCCAAGAAAAACGGGTTCCAAGGATTCATTGAAGAAGTTAAAAGAGGGCAGGACGATTTGATTATTGAGGAATACACAGAAAACGAGTAATCAACCGGGGCGTCGGTTTCCCGGCGTCCCTTAAACAAAACAATATGGAAGTTAAAGAAATGACAATTTCGGACGTTTTGAAAACACCCGAATTTTATAATAATCTGAAAGTGGTTATTTCCGATTTGGAAAACATCCGGAGAAATGCAGGAATAAGCGCAAACGCCCCATTGAAACGGCACCCGATAGACCGATTGCAGGAAAAAGGAGTTTTTGAACCGGGACAAATGACCGTTCTTTATGCGTCGGCGATGGATAAAAAATTGCAGGGGTATTCAAGCAGTGAAAGAACGTTTATTTTGAAAGTAGGCGGAGAGGCTTTTAATAAGACAATGAAACATTTGTTAAACAAGAAAAACGAAAATATGGAAACTAAAATTGTGAAAACTCATACCGGGAAAATCTATGTTGATATTAAAAACAGATTGGAATTTTTGACCGTTGGGGATTATGGAAAAGAAAATAATATAAAAGCTAATTTTTTAGGGCTTACAAAGGAAATAAACGGAGTTGCAAACACAGAGGTTGATTTGTCTAAAAAATGGGTTGCAACAATTTCAACTCAAAAAGGTTGCCCGATGAAATGTAAATTTTGCGATGTACCCAAATACGGATTTTATGGCAATGTTTCAATTAAAGAACTTTCATACCAAATTGAAACAATAATCAAAAATGAAGAAGTAAAACAGACGGAACGTTTCAACGTTCATTTTGCCCGTATGGGGGAACCAACATGGAATAAAAATGTATTAGACTTTTCGTTGATATTAAAAGATTTGGTAAAAAAATGCGGGTTAAAAGCAAAAACCGTACACCCGGTAATTTCTACAATGTTGCCAAAAGCCAATAAGAATTTAAAAGAATACATTCTAAAATGGTGCGAAATAAAGAATGAATTTTATAACGGAGAAGCAGGATTGCAATTTTCTATAAATTCAACAGACGACGAACAACGAAATGAATTATTCGACGGGAAAAGTTTGTCTTTGCATGAAATATCAGAATTGGCAAAAGAATTGCCAATGCCAAAAGGTCGTAAATATACACTAAATTTCCCCGTAACAGCGCAAACAATTCTTGATGCAAAAAAATTATCAATGCTTTTCGATAAAAGCAAATTTATTGTAAAGATTACCCCGATACATGAAACAAATTCAGCTATTGAAAACGGGTTTGAGGTTTCCGGTTATTCTGATTATGACGTATATAGAAAATTTGAAATGCCATTGTTAAACGAGGGATGGGACGTAATTGTTTTTGTTCCGTCAAAAGAAGAAGATTCAGACCGTATAACATGTGGAAATGCTTTGATTAGTTATGAAAAAAAGAGAAATAACAGCAACGGGAATGATTAATAATAACGGCGGTTTACAAATGTACATGGGGGAATTAAATCAATTCTTTGCAATGCACAAAGGTAACCGCATAATCGCCCGTTTTATTGTAGCGTCGCCCGGTTCGTCAGAGGCTTTGAAAGGTTATTATTTCAATTACGTTGTACCAACGTTCCGGTCGGGTATATGGGAAGCCGGGGAGCGTCTGACAGAGGAGCAGACGGAACGCCGTTTGCGTGAGTTGTCCCCGGTTATGTATGAGCAGACCCCGGATATTAACACCGGGAAATATGAAACCCGGTTGCGTAAAATATCGGAGTTGAGCAATGCGGAATTAATAGAACATATCGAATTTTTAAAACAACTTGCAAGTGAAGAATATTATATATATATAGCAGACCCAAATGAAATTTGATTATGAAAAAAGTAACATTGAAAGACAGCAAAGGAAATGAGATAAACGACATTATGAAAGATGTTTTGACGTTCGATTGTGAAACAACCGGGTTGCCCCCAAAGGGCGCAAAATGGGACGTTGATTTTGCGGAATTTCCAAATATTGTGCAATTGGCATGGGCGGTAAACGAAAAGGAACGTTCCTACATTATTAAGCCAGAGGGATGGGAAATACCGGAAGCGTCAACAGAAGTTCACGGAATTACAGCAGAGAGAGCAAACGCCGAGGGCGTCCCATTTGCTGATATTATAGGCGAATTTTTGGAGGATTGCGAAAAAGCCCGTTTGTTGGTAGGACACAACATTTACTTTGATACGTCAATTGTAAAAGCAATGATATTGCGAATTATGGGGCGTGAGTATTACGACGAAAAAGCCGAGGACGCATTGTTTAAGGGAAAACGAATTGATACCATGATGAAAACAATTAAATTTGTCGGCGCAATGTTTGCAAATGGACGCCCCAGAAAATTCCCGAAGTTGGAAGAACTTTATAATAAATGTTTCCCCGGCGAAACATTCCCGGCGCATGATGCGTTGGAGGACGTGAAAGCCTGCAAACGTTGTATTCCGGTTTTGGTGGAAAATGGTATTATAGAACTGAAACCAAAAGAATATCCGGCGGAACAATTGAAGTTTAACCCGGAACCGGAACCCGCAAAGACCAAAAAGGTAAAAAGGGAAGTTTTAGTTCACGACCCGAAACCGATATTTGCACCGGATGCAGAGCCGGAAAACAAGGTTGCAAAATTGTTAAATGAAACAGACTTTTAAATTATGAACGAAAAAAAAATGTGCATTGATTGCGTGGATTATCCGGTATGTTGTTTGTCCGGTCGTTGTGCTGATGATGAACCGTGCGAGTATTTCCAAGAAGAAACCGACCCGGAGGAACCGGGAAACAATAAAGATTAAAAATTATGAGCGAAAAAAAACAAAATGTTATGCCGATTCCTACAAAGGAAAAGTTTTCATTATCGAAAGTAAAGTTATTGAAAGATGGCGGGTTAGACGTACATTATGAAGTAACGGAAGTTGTCGGAAATGAGAGTTACACGAACAAATACCATGTATTGAGTGCAAAAGACATACACCCGGATTTGCGTCATTTGTTTAATGATTTGCGCCCGATTATGGGACGTGTATTCAACATAACGTCATTTAAAACCATGATGGCAACGCCGGAGTTTAAAGCAACAAAGAAACAAACAGATATTGCAGCCGCATTTGCGGAAGAATGTTTGTACAATATAGAGGTTAGGGGCGTTTCTTTGTCCGGGCAAGATGATAACGTAGGCGTCGTTTTAACCGGATTGTTTACCATATCAAACAATCAGAAAACAGCAATCAATACCCCACGAATGAAATATAACGTTGAAACGTTCGGTTTTGAGGAAGAGTTGGAAAACATTGTTTGCGATATTGAAAACGAGGTTTACGAATTTCTGTTTGAGGGCAAAAAGGCGCAAATGGATTTGTTCGGGGCTGATGGGGAACCCAACCCGTTAGTTTATGTAAATGATGCAGACAACGAAAATGAAAATGATATGTTCCCGGAAATGGCAGACCCGGCGGACGACCCGGAACCGAACGACGAAACGGCGGAAATGTAAGAGTATGGAACCGTATTTGTTGACAGACCAGTACGAATACCAATAAATTCGCTATATTTGCAGCATAAACGGGGATAGTTCGGAGTAGCTACCGGATGAAAAAAGATGCAGCCACTTTTCCCCGTTTCTCTTTTGGTTGCTTACTTAAATGGTTGTATAATGGAAATTTGGAAAGATGTACCCGGATATGTGGGGTTGTATCAAGTTAGTAATTATGGTAATGTAAAAAGCATCTTATATAATAAGATATTAAAATCATGTTGGCGAAATAGTAAAAAAGAATATAAAACAGTTTATCTTAGTAATTGTAATAAGAGAAAAACGTTTTCTATTCATAGATTAGTTGCTGCGGCTTTCATTCCGAACCCGAACAACAAACCATGCGTTGACCATATAGACGGCAATAGATTAAACAATCATGTTGATAATTTACGTTGGGCAACGCATTTGGAAAATAACAACAACCCAATTACGTTATATAGAAAAAGACAGGCAGCCAAAAAAGGTTTTTTAAGTTGTAGATATGGTAAAATTGGGATATTGAATGGGAAAAGTAAGGCAGTTATACGTTTTTCAATGAATAATAAATTAATTGATGAATTTGAAAGTATTAATATTGCTCTAATATTACTGGTATAAATAAACGTGGAATAGCTTTAGCGGCTAATAAGAAACGTAAAACAGCAGGAGGGTATATATGGAAGATAAAATAAAAATTATTGATTTAGAATGTTATATATATGCTAAAATGAAAGGTTATGAGCCTTTAATAGATAGACGTTTTTATGTGCCTTTCCTTGTTCGTTTAGAAATTCAATACTATTTATTTGGCAAAGGTCATTCTCCAACCGAAAACGATAAATTTTACAAGTATTGTTGGAATATATATCCTCATTATTGTGAGGAATGTATGAAGCCTTTAAAAACATATTCGGCTATACATATAAGCCATATAATAACAAAAGCTGCATACCCTGAATTATCCCATGATGTAAGAAATATAAATATACTATGTTTTGAACATCATTCATGTTGGGAGAATGGCGACCGTGAGAAAATGCGAATATATCCGGGCAACGTCCGGATTATTGAATTGCTTAAAAACGAATACAGAAGTTTGAAAATATGAGGACGAAAAAAAGAACACCCGATTACGGGGAAATTTCCCGCCGTTCAATCCAAAATGATTTTAAAAGGGTACAAAGGTACCCGGAAAGGGAGAAACGCCCGCAAATCGAAAATCCGCCCGAAATAAATGCAGAAAGACGGGTTTTGTTTGTTGGCGAAAATTCAGGTTATTACAAATTGCGTTCTTTCATTGTTGGTAAATTGGTTCGATTAGTTCAAAAATCAAGCGTCGGCGGTTGGGTTTGTGAGTTCGTACACGACGACGACCGAAAAGCGATAAACCATGCCGCCGAATGGTCGGACAATAAGAAACAATATTTGTTGGATTGCGTAAAATTCAAGTGACATGAAAATAAAATCAAAAACCGGATATAAAATTGCGTTATACACGTTCGTGACGTTAACGGTTGCGTCTTATATGTGGGCGTTGTATAGTATCATTGTTTGGATAATTAAAGCGTTTTTTGTATGAGTGTAAACAAGGTTATTTTGATGGGACATACCGGGAAAGCCCCGGATTTTAGGGAGTTCGACAACGGGGGTTGCGTGGCGACCTTTTCGTTGGCAACCACGAAACGAGGTTATACCACAAAGGACGGGCGGCAAATCCCGGAGCATACCGAATGGCATAACGTCGTATTGCAAAACGGGTTGGCAAAGGTCGCCAATCAGTACGTCAAAAAGGGCTACAAACTGTATATTGAGGGCGAATTGAGAACCCGGAGTTATGACGATGCGCAAGGCGTCAAACGGTATGTTACCGAGATAGTCGCAACCAATATGGAAATGTTGACCCCGAAAGCGACCGGAGCCGGGGCGCAAGTACCGCCGCCGCCCGTGCTGGATGCACCCGCCCCCGACGGAAACGACGATTTACCATTTTAAGCCGTTGACGATATGGGAGCGATAAACGGACGGGTTATTTACAGCCCAAAAGGTAAAGCCGGGGAATACGCCGAGAACGCCGCCAATTTCTTTGTCGGTTGTTCCAACGGTTGTACTTACTGTTATTTGCGCAAAGGTCGTGGCGCAAAGGTATTGGGAGGCAGTCGCCCGGAGTTGAAAAAGACGTTGCGGGAATATCCATACGCTTTGGATATTTTCAAAAACGAATTGTTGGCGCATAAGGAGGAATTGCAGAAAACGGGGTTATTCTTTTCGTTCACGACCGACCCGTTGTTGCCGGAAACGGAACGGTTGACCCGTCAAGCGGTCGGCGTATGCCAACGCCACGGCGTCCCGGTTAAGATATTGAGCAAATGCGCCGAGGGGTTGAACCGCTTCATTGATTTTGCCGAGGCGTCCGAGGGTTGGGACGTGTCCCGTATCGCTTTGGGCGCAACGTTGACAGGTTGCGACGAATTGGAGCCGAACGCCGACCCAAATACGATGCGGGTTAATGTGTTGGCACGGGCAAAACGCCACGGGTTCCGCACCTTTGCAAGCGTGGAGCCAATCCCGCCGGGAATGTACGACCGGGCAATTGGGATAATCAGATTGTCGTATCCGTTCGTTGACCTGTATAAAATCGGGTTGCAGAGCGGCGGCAAATATCCGAAACGGGAAATACGATTGATTTACGACACAATTACGGAACATTGGAAGGGACGCCCGGAACAACCCCGTATCTATTGGAAAGATAGTATTGTTAATCCGTTGGGGATTGACCGGGGAGAATTGCCGGGGTATTGTGTCCCTGTTAATTGGGATTTGTTTAACAATGAAAAGTGAAATACGGGTTGAGGTTCCCGCCGATTGCCGATTGGTCGGAGTAAGGACGGACGGCGATGTTGTCGTTATCATTTACGAGCCAATCCAAAACGTCCGGCAAATTGGATTTATCCATTACCCGGAACCCGACGACGAAACCGAGGAACCCGAAAATAAAAAGTAAATATGCAGTACAGCAATAAGGATTACAACCCGGAAAGGCACGACCGTTGGCGTGCGTTGACCGTAAAACAGCCATACGCAAATGATTTGGTAACGGAGGCGTACAAGGACGAAAACGGTATTGTTTACGGGAAAAAGACAATTGAAGTTAGGAGCAAAAACACGTCATACCGTGGCGACGTGCTGATATGTTCCGCAGCGTCCCCGGTTTATCCGGGAATGGAAAGCGGCGTTACTTTGGGATTGGTTGAGTTGTACGACGTGAAGCCGATAAAAGAGTTTACGCCGGAGGATTGGGAAAACACCCGGATTCCAAAGGAAAAGAGGGCAAAAATAACAAAGGGTTTCGGATGGATGATGCGCAACCCAAGACGTGTTGTTGAAATGCCAATTAAGGGGCAATTGGGTATCTATAATCTCGTATATACCAAGGGCGAAATAATACAATACCCCCGGAAAATGGTAATTGACAAAAAGAGTTGGGAACAGATAAAAAAACAGATAGAGAAATGAAAACAATCGGATTCCATATTGGACGTATCGGGTTTTATTTGTATCTGCAAAGTTTGTGGAAGTATAAGCAATTTTATTTGACGCCCGGAGTTATGGTTGAGGGCGTAAAAGGACATGACGTTTATTTAGATATTGAAATTAAATTGCTTTGTTTTTCCGTTGGTTTCCGGCTGATATGGATAAAAACCAAAAGAAATTATTAACTTTGTAATGTAAAATACTAAAAACGTGAGCGATGAAAGAGATAACAAAAATATTGCCATTAAATGAGGCGGCAAAGTTTCAAAAATCCGCAGGCAAATATGATTGCACAATTACGGAATTGGCGGTAATGGGAGCAGGGAAAGCAAGAATTTCAATTTCCGGAACAGAGGAAAATTTGGATTTGTTGGTTAGTTCGATAGAAAATGAGAATAAAGAAACCACAACCGTTTGAACCCGGACGTGAATACAACCCCGGCGAACTTGCAGTTTACCGGGGTATGGTAATAATTGCGGAAAGATGGGTTAAACCGTCTGATAAACTGATTGAAAATGTTGGCAAATATGTATGTTTGAGTAGATGCGCGTGTTGCGTTATCCATAAAGACGATTGCCCGGCGGTTGGGCTTAAATGCCACAGAACAAGCCGGAGCGATAACAAAGTAATATATTTCAGAAAATTGTATAACATAACAGAAAAAAAGCGATGAAAAAGATATTTCAATTAATAGTATCAATCCCGCACGATAAATTATTGCATATTATAGCGGGAATGATTGTTGTAATGTTGGTTTTGCGTTTGGTTTCATTTATCGGGATTCCGGGAATGATTGCACGTATTATCGCATTGATAGCAGTAATTTTAACCGGGGTATTGCGTGAGGTTTACAACAAAAAACACGGAGGCGTATTTGATAAAAAAGATTTGTACGCCACAATTTCCGGAGGACTGATTGTTTTATTATTAACCGTTTATTAATTGGATATGGAAAAAAGAAGTTTTATTCCGTTTGATGCGGAAACGTTTTTGATGATTGAAGATGTAACGGGAACAGAACCGGAAGTTACAGAGAAAGAAAATTACTTTGAACTTAAAATGTACGCCCCGGACAAAGAGGAAAGAATAATTGAAGCCGCAATATATGCAGTTCAAGGCAGATACGGAAAAAGAATAAAAGGCGGAAAGACGATTAAAGAACAAAACCTTTTGCGTGGTGCAATATTCTTTGTTGAATACGAAAAAGGGGCGGAAAATTTGCCAAATGAGTTGCGCACAAATTTAGGTATGCCGGACGAAACCGCCGGGGATATTTATTGCCGCCGATTGTTAGAAATTCGTGCATTACCCGTAAAGCGTGATAATTTGGAAAAATTGCTGATGTTTACCGGAGGCGGAACAATGCAGATTCCGAGAACGCCCGGCGGTTTGGCGGTTTATTCATTCCCGACCGAAAACGGCGTAATGTTGGACGTACCGGAGGGAAATTTTATTGTATTGACACCGGACGGAAAATTTGGCAAAATGGATATGCAAACGTTTATGGCTAATTTTGAAGAAAAAGACGCCAATACCGCCGGATTGACCTTTGACGAAAAGAGATTGTTTGAAAAGATGAATAAACTTTTCGGCAAGAATATAGAAAAAAGATTGGGAAAATTAGCCGAGGAATACAACGAATTGTTTGAAGCGTTTGAAAGATATTTAAGCAGGGAAAAAACGCAAAGAGAAATAAACGAAATTAATCCCGGAACGCATGATATTATCGACGAATTGGCGGACGTAAACGTTGTTTTATTCCATATTGCGGCATTATTAGGGTATAGCCAAAAGGAATTGCAGGAAATGGCATATACTAAAATTGCAGGACGTGAGAAAAACCCGGAATTTATGCGCAAACACCCACACAACAAACCGGAAAGCCCGGTTTGCGGTAATATGCAGCAGGAAACCGCCGAACAATACAAACATTTTGAGAACCGTTTTAACAAAAGACTATGACAAACGAAGAAAAAGAAGAATTAAGAAAAAAAGCGTTGTTCCTTACAAATACGGCGTATCTTTTGGCGGACATGGCACATACATGCGTTTTTTACGCTGATGATAAATTAAACCATTTAGGCAAATGCTTTGAAAAGGGCGAAAAAATGAGATTCAAAAAAGCCGCAAAGTTGACAAAAGAAGCATTTAAAGCCGTCAAGGAAATAACGGAACCATTGTATAATATTACCGACGTTGATAATGCGTGTATTGATAGCGATTATCTTTTGGAAGTTATTCAGTTGGTAATAAACAGAACCGACGAAACCGAGGAAAGCAAAACGGCGATGTTGGAATACATAAAGAAGTTACCACAAATTGAACATATAGAAGTTTAAGCGTATGAAAAAAGATTTTAAACAAGAACTAACCGAACTTATTAATAAGCACGGTTTAGAAAAGGAAATGAGAGATACCCCGGATTTTATTTTGGCACAAGTTTGTATTGATGCAATGGCGGTATTTTCGGAAGCAATCGCCCGCCGTGACGAATGGCACGAATTCAGAAAGGCAGACGAAAAGAGTTCGCAGGATGCAAAACACAATTACCCGGATGATTGCAATATTTGCAAAGACCGTTTTAAATGTGCTGACTTTATGAGAACGCAACCAATTGCAAATCTGATTCAGCGTTTCAAGACGACAACGGACAAAGAGGAAAAAACAGCAATCGCCGGATTGCTAAAACAGATAAACGCCGATGCGTCGGGAAAGCCTCAAAATGATATACCGGAAGAAGTAAAAGAAGTTGCCGGAAAGTTGGCAAAGGCTTTTGGCGCACGTGTTGAGATACACCGTATTGAGATACCGGAAAAGAAACGTAAGTTTAGAAAGAAACCAAGAAAGGAGCAAGGCAATGAAACCCGTTGAATTTCCCGGCGTGAATGTAGTATTTGCAAAAGACCAACCGGAATACATGCCGTTACCTGCAATGAAAATCCCTAATGACCCGCAGGGGCTTATAATTACCAAATGGCAGTTATCCCCGGAAGAATTGGAGAGAATAAAAGAAACCGGAACAATACATTTGTCAATGCTGACGTTTAACCAACCATTGCAACCCGTATTGTTAACCGTGGATTTACCAACAGAAAAATAATAAAGTCATGGATAAAGAAACATACGTAAAGAGAGTTCAAGAATTGAACCATATAAGACAAAAGGCTTTGGAGTACAACGAAAAGGAAAAAGCCAAAGCGGATGAAAGCTACATAAAAGAAAATTGTCCGTTTAAAATTGGGGATAGAGTGAAACAAGGTGAAAATATTGGCACAATTGAAGGAATAAGAGTTGACAATGACGGAAAGTTTGAATATACCATACGAAAGGAAAAGAAAGACGGCACCCCGTCAAAAATACGCTTTAAAACCTTTCCATGGTATAGAAATAATGTAGAAAAGGCATAATAAACGCCCCGGAATTATAACCGGGGCTTTGCCGTTTAGGTACCGGAATGAAAGAAAGCCAAAATTAGCCCCGTAGGGCGACGAAAATACAAAATACAATAAAAGTATCAAGTAACAAACGAAACCCGCTTAAAACGAAAATTCCCCGAAAATAACAAGCAAAGGGAAAGCGACGTTTGAGAGGAAAGCAAAGTAAATGGCTTTGCTGTTATAAAAAGGTTTGAAAAATGGAAGCGAGTAAAAGACAAAGGGGCGGACGCCCGAAAATGTGCAAACGAACAAAAGACCAAAGGGAGTTTGATTTGGCTTTTTGTTCAAATCTGTTTTTACGTGGTTACACATATAGGGAGATTTCGGAAAGACTGAATGAGGAAAACGCCCGGCGTGGCGTCGGTTATACCATAACAAAACAAATGGTATATTGGGATATGCAACAATTGCTAATTGAGTGGAAACGTGAACGTATGGAAAATATAGACGATTACGTTACGCAGGAATTGCGAAAGTTGGATAAAATGGAGGTTGAATTGTGGGAGGCGTGGGAACGTTCAAAGACCGGGAAATTGCGAGAGAAAAACAGACAGAACGCAAAGCCCCGTAAAGTGTTGGAGGATGGCGACAACCCGGAATATTACGGGTATGAGGAAACCACAACGGAAACGTCCGCCGGAAACCCCCGGTTTTTGGATTTGCTTTTGAATGTGCAGCAACGCCGGGCAAAGATGTTGGGATTTGATGCGCCAATAAAAGTTGATATACCGGGATTGAAAGAAAATACAAATAGCGATGCGCCGAAATATGATGTTGCCGCAATACCGGAGGATTTGTTGTTTGCGGTCGCCGATAAATTGCAAACAGCAGAATATAAAAAACAATTAGCAGAAAAAGGAGTAATTGACGATGGTACGAACAACAAAGAATAATATCAAGAAAAAAGATGAACCGAAACCCGTACACACGTGCGGGAATTGTGGTTGGGGTAAATATTATTACGACCATTCAAATTTGGATATGGACGGGAACCCAATTTGTTTAAAATGCCCGTTTGTCGAAAATCGCAGTATAATACGTTCGGAAAAAGCGTGCGACAAATGGAAAATGAAACAATAAATTGGTCGTTTTTTAAGATTTCCGGTTTTTAAGTCAGAAAAAATACGGGGGTAAGACAAAAATATATGGTTTATTTTTAAGAATTAAACAAAATGGATAAAGAACAATTGCTTAAAATGTATGCAGCATTGAAAAACAACCCCGGCGAGATGGTAAAAGCGGCGGCACGCCATAGGCTGATAAACTTTGCCCGGTACATGCAACCGGATTTGGTTTTGGAACCGTTCCACGTCGTTTATTATACGCTATTGGATAAGTTCGCCCACGGGGAAATAAAAAAAATGATTGTGCAAATGCCGCCCCAGCACGGAAAATCGGAGGGTTCAAGCCGAAAATTACCCGCTTTTATGTTGGGATTGAACCCGGACACAAAAATTTGTATTGGTTCGTATGCCGCCACAATTGCAAGGGATTTTAACCGGGACGTTCAACGAATAATTGACACCCCAAAATATCGGGAAATATTTCCGAAAACCTTTTTGAACGGTTCAAATGTGGTAACGATGGCAAACACGTATTTACGAAATTCTGACGTTATAGAAATGGTTGGGCATAAGGGTTCGTTGCGTGTTGTAGGTCGTGGCGGTTCGTTGACTTCAAAAACGGTTGATGTTTCTATTTTGGACGACGTTTATAAAGATTATGCCGAGGGCAACAGCCCGATTGTACGTAATGCAGCATGGAAATGGTACACGACCGTAGTACGTACCCGTTTGCATAATGATTCCCAAGAATTAATTGTGTTTACCCGTTGGCATGATGATGATTTGATTGGGCGCATAGAAAAAAGCGGGGAAACCGTAATTGATATTAAAAGTTGGGATGATGTAAAAGATATTCCGGCGGGCGCATGGGTACGAATAAATTTTGAGGGACTGAAAACCGGGGAACCAACAGAGATTGACTCACGGGAACCGGGGGCGGCGTTATGGGATAGACGACACAGCCGGGTAAAATTGGAGGGGCAAAGAGCGTTAGACCCCGTACAATTTCAATGTTTATATCAAGGCAACCCCGGAAATGCAGAGGGCAAATTGTACCGGAACCCGTTCCGAACATACGTTGACAAATCAGAATGGGGAACGTTCGTGCGTAGTGGTAATTATACAGACGTGGCAGACGAGGGCGACGACTTTACATTTTCGGCGTGTTATGACATTTACAAATCTGGTAATGAGGCATGGAACGAACAAAAGAAACGGTTTGAACCGATTTTGTATGCGCTAATTACTGACATGGTATTTACGCAGGAAAATACAGAAGTAACAGCCGTTACCGTCCCGGAAATGATAAACCGTTGTGGAACGCAAAAAGCATGGATTGAAAGTAACAACGGCGGTGCCGGGTTTGAAAAGTTGATACGTAAAAAGATAAAAGCGATTTCCGAACCATTTTACCAAGGTGCCAACAAGGAAAGCCGCATTATAACAAATTCGGCAAGCGTCAACGCCCAAATCATAATGCCGTTAGGATGGGAGGAACGTTTTCCAAAGATACATGAACACGTAACCGGGTTTTTGCGTGATTTCCCAGCAAATGAGCATGACGACCCGGAGGACGGTTTGACCGGAATATATGAAAAGGAATTGGCGGACGGCGATACAAGACCATACAGCCAAGCAACAAGGGGCATTAAACGTCGTAATTAGCATTTTATTTCATATATGCAAGGATTTAGCCGAAAATATTATAACTTTGCAATAAGTAATGGGGCAAAGGGTTAGCCCCCGGAGATAATAACAAAAGTTTTAACGTTAAAAAATTAAGATTATGGCTATTTGTAAATGCCCGGCAGCAGCAGCGCTGCCAAACATTCCAAACTTTACGTGTGCCGAGAGTTTCGGACAGATTCAGAAAGTAGCGTTTCAGAGATTGTACAAAAGCACCGGAGAAAAAAATTCATTTACCACGACGGCGGGTATTACAAAAAAAGCGTCATGGATGCCGTTGTTATCGGCAGATGACGACACAAAGATTGTTGTTTCCCCGTACATTCAAGCACCAACAGCAGAAGCGGGCGCACCCCGTACATTTGGAGGAGGAAACGAAACGTTGGGAGGTATTGAGGAAATTATAGGACGTGAGCCAACCCCATTTACGGCGGTTATGCGTAAAATGCCGCAATCACTGATTAAAGCATTGAAAGATTTGCAATGTGAAAGCGATTCCCAAAATTTGGGGGTTTATTTGTTTGATGAAAACGGCGCAATTGGTGCATTGCGAGACCAGACAACAGCAACAACGCATTATCCTATTCCAATTCGTTCTTTGTTTATCGGGGATAAAACATTGGGAGGATTTGAGGCACCCGATAGCAACGCAATACAATGGGCGTTTTTACCTAATTGGTCGGATGATTTGGCTATTATCGTACCGGAAGATTTTAACCCGCTAACAGACTTAAAAAATGCAGCAGGGTAAACAAACAATAGTGACGTTGGAAAATGAAACATTGAAAACGACACGAGATTTTGAAGTTAGCCACGCCGAAAGACTTTTAAAAATGCCAAATAACGGCGGTTGGCAGTTACCGGAAAATAGTAAATTTGAATTTGACAAAGAAAATGGGCTTAGATATAAGAGAAATAAAAAAGCAGATAACGGAGCCACGGAACAAAGCGGCGATAAGTAGGGCGATTTACCACCAAAACCGCATACGATTTCATGCGGAAAAGGCGTTGACGCCATACATTACGCAACCCGTGACCGATTTTTTGGCTTATGTTTCAAACCTTATACCCGCAGACAAATTCAAAGTTTTCAAAACATTGTTCCGTTACCCCGTCAAGACAAACGAGGTAACGGGCGTTTGTTTTGATAAGTTGAGCCGCATTTTTGACGGTCGTAACCCGGCGTTCAATTATCAGTTTATGAACAGCGAACAAAGGGACGATTGGGAGTATTACAGACAACACGTATTGGGAGAACCCGAAATTTGGAGCACAAAGGGATGGGAATATTTCAAAACCGAAATTAACAGCGTATTAATTGTTGATTTGCCAAAAGAGCAATCCCCCGGCGATAATTACCCGCAACCGTACTTTTATTGGTTGCCAATAGAACACGTTATTTCATACAAGGCAGACAAAACAACGGGCGTTATGCGTTGGATAATATTCCGGCAGGACGACAACCGTATTGCCGTAATTGACGATGAACGATACCGGGTATTTACCGAGGAAAAAGGCAATATTGGCGAATTGCTGATTGATAGCCCGCACGATTTGGGATATTGCCCAGCACGTTTTTTTTGGAACGAACCATTGAGTTTGAGAGAACCGGACGTTAAGGCGTCCCCGTTAACAACCGAGTTGGAAAGTTTAGATTGGTTCCTTTTTTATCATTTATCAAAGAAAAATTTGGATATGTACGGGTCGTACCCGATTTATTCCGGATATGAACAAAGTTGCGATTTTACGAACGGCGAAAACGGCGATTATTGCGACGGCGGGTTTTTGAAAGATAAACAAGGCTATTATAAATTAGACCAAGCGGGTTTATTGATGCGTTGCCCGAAATGCGGAGATAAACGAATTGTCGGGGTTGGTTCATTCATTGAAATTCCGGTACCGGACGGCGACAAACAGCCGGATTTGCGCAACCCGGTTCAGATGTTGACCGTTGACCGTAATAGTTTGGATTATAACGTTAGCGAGGAAGAACGGTTACGTACAAACATAATTACGGCGGTTGTTGGTACCAACGAGGAAATAACAACCCGTGAAGCATTAAATGAACAGCAAATTAAAGCCAATTTTGAAAGCCAAAGCACGGTATTAAACCGAGTAAAAAAAGGCTTTGAGGCGGCGCAAAAGTTCGTTGACGAAACCGTTTGCCGTTTGCGTTATGGAACAATGTTTGTTTCGGCAAAAATCAATTATGGCACCGAGTTTTATTTGTCTGATGCAACCCAATTGCGAGAACGTTATAAGATGGCGAAAGAAAGCGGAGCAAGCGAGGGGGAATTGGATGCGCTACAAAATCAGATTATCGAAACGGAGTACAGACACGACCCAATACAAATGCAACGTATGTTAGTGTTGGCAGAATTGGAGCCGTACCGATATTTGACACGTCTGGAAGTATTGGAATTGTACGAAAAACAGCTAATTACCGAGGATGAATTGCGCATTAAATTGAATTTCGCTAATTTTGTGCGTAGGTTTGAACGTGAGAATACAAACGTTTTGGAATTTGGCAGCCAAATACCATTTTCCAAGAAAATTGAAGTAATAACAAAAAAAATTTATGATTATGCGAGTGAAAGCAGAAACAGAGGGTAAAACAAAGGACGTCGGATTGTTGGACGTTACCCCGGAAAATTTCATTGTGCCGCAAGGCGAGGAAAGTTTTTACCATTGTCGTATTGAGGTTGTAAAATTCAACCAAGAAACGGGCGAAAGAATTTCACGACCACGTATGCAGGTTTTCGGCAAAAAGTTCTTTGAAACATTCGGATTGCACAATTTGCGAAAAATGGGTTATAAAGTTGACATTATGCACGACCCGAACGTTTGGGAGGCAGCGAACAAAGAAAAGATTGAAGCCAGCAAACGAGCAAAGGCAGAAGCAGCAGCAAAGGCGGCAGCAGAAGCAAAGGCGGCAGAACGTGAACAAATGAAAGCCGAAATTATCGCAGAACTGACAGCCGCCGGAGTTATCCCAGCAGAACCAAAGAAACCCGGAAGAAAGCCGAAAGCCGAAAAAACAGCAGAAGCAGAGGAAGCGGCAGGCGATAGCCCGGAAAACAACGAGAATGTTTAACCATTAAAAATTACGAATATGGCACAGATTGCACAGCAAGACAATTTGGTTATTGAAGTAGCCACAACCGCCGCAGCATTGGACGGCGACACAAAGAAAAAGTTGATTAATTGTATTGAGGGCGGAACAATTACCGACGTCATTTTGGTAACAAAAGAGGTTGAAAAGAAAATCAGCCATGCACGGGTTGTTAGTTGGTTGGTTGACACAACCGGGGATTCCCCCAAATACACAATTGATATTATTAACGCAAACGGCGGAGAAGTAGAAGTAATCGCACTTAATTAATTCAAAGGGTAAGAATATTATGTTAACGAGAGAAATTTTAGTTGCAAATGCGGCTTTGTCGGGATTGTCTGACGAACAGATTACAGCGATAACAGCATTATCGCAGAATGACGAAAACAGCGTTATTGCCAAGAAAACGGGCGAAATTTACGGGGCTTTGGATGCCGATATTTTGGCGGTTTCCGGTATCGCTAAAAATGGAACCGAAAAAACGTATGATTACGCAAAACGTGTAATGGGGGAAATGAAAACAAAAGCCGATGGCGCAACCGGGCTGCAATCGCAGATTGATTCATTGACCAAGGAAAGAGCCCGTTTAGAAAAGGCAATTGCCGATGGTGCGGCAGATGCGGAAACCGTGAAAGCATTGAAGCAGGCAAAAGCAGATTTGCAGAACGTGACAACGCAGTTTACCGACTTGACAACCAAGTATGAGGCAGAAAAGGCAAACCACGAAAAAGAATTGTTCGGAGTAAGAATTGACAACGCATTGCAGACAGCCGCCGCCGGGCTTAAATTCAAAGCAGGATTCCCGGAAAGCGTAACAAAGGTTATTTTGACGCAGGCGACCGAAAAAGTAAAAGGCATGAACCCGGAATATATAGACGACGGAAACGGCGGAAAGGTTTTGGCGTTCAAAGATGCAAGCGGCGCAATTATGCGCAATCCAAACAATCAGTTGAACCCATTCACGCCCGCCGAGTTGCTGACAAAAGAATTGGAAACGATGGGAGTATTGGAGCAGCAAAGACAACAGCCAGGAGGCGGCACAAATAAGCCCGCAGGCGGTGCCGGAGGCGGCGGAATTACATTGGACGTAAGCGGAGCCAAAACGCAATCAGAGGCGTACGAACTTATTACAAAACAATTGATGGCGCAAGGTAAAACGGTAGGTTCCAAAGAGTTTGACGAAGATATGAGAAAGGTTTGGCAGGAAAATAGTATTAACAAATTGCCGGAGAGATAACCGGGTAATGGGTAAACCCGCATTTAATAACAAATTAAAATAAAAAGACTATGAGTTTAATTGCAACAAGATTACAGAATTGGCGAGTAGAAAACCCGGAGTTAGACCGTAATATGACCCGCCCGTGCGAGTATGGCGCATTGGATTTTTTTATTGAACAGACCAACGCCAGAAATTCCATTTTGTCCCCGAAATTGCGTGAACGTGCGTTTGCCTCAATCGGAAATACGGTACAAGTTCCGGTTATCAATTACGATGACGACGTTACGGTTAGCAACGTTCGTACGTGTGTTATCCCGGACGATGAAAACACGTCCGCACTTTATACCGTGGTTTGGGCGACATATTCCGTCGGCTTTACAATGGTGCCAACGTTGTATATGAACAACGAAATTTCGTATGACCACGATTTCAACCGCAAAATGGAAAAGGTTTGCAGAGCGTTTGCAAATTCGTTAGACCAAGCAGCCGTTGCAACGTTGGAGGCAGGAAAAACCAAAATATTGAAAGACATGTTGAATTACAAATTCGCCGCCAGCGTTATTGAGGTTCCAACGCAGATGGCAACCGAAATTATGGGCGATATTAACCCGATTATGCGTGCAAATTGTTATCCGGGTTTGGTTCACGTCGTAGGTAACGCCGGAATTGACAGCCTTATTAAAAAATTGGCACAGCACGGTATTTATAACGACGTAAACAAGCGTATGGAATACGAAAATAAAGTGTTCCATTATACAAACAACGTCGTAAATGAACCTAGCAAAAACGGCACATTCTTTGCCGTAGAGGATGGTAACGTTGGCGTTTTAACACGTGTTGACCGTGAGGCGTTGAACCGCACCCGTGCGAATTTCCACGAATGGGACGTTGTACGTTTGCCGTACATTGATTTGCCCGTTGGTTCGCACTATTACACAGCAGTTGGCGACCAGTCACAGACAGCAGGCGCAGCGAGTGCCGATATGACGTGCAACGTGAAAGAATATTTTGGATTTAGTGCAGACGTTGCGTTTGTAATTGCTTACAACAACAACCCAACAACCGTTGCAAATCCGATTATCAAAACGCAGATTGCAGCACGTGCGGGAAATGTACCTTTGGGTATGCCTGTATATGTAACCAACGCCGGGGAATTTCCTGCTGGAGGTGCGAGCGCATAACGCCGGAGCATAACGAATTATTTAACCGAGGGGACGGGGTGGTTATCCCCGCCCCCTTATTTATTGCAATCTTAATTCCTAATATGGGAAATAAATGGGCGTTTTTATGATAAGAATAAATGAAATATGCGAAGCGTTAAAAAATGTGTGCGGGTGGGAGCAATCATACGACCCGGCAAAGGCGATAGACGACAATTTAACGCAGACGGAAAGTGGGTTGTATTTTCAAGGTGCGCACCCGCTTTTGACGTTGGATAGTATGGCGGCGATTATGCCGGATGATTGGGGGCTGCAATACCCGGAATGGAACATGATATTGCCGTACAAAGCCGGGCAGAAAGTGAGCCATAACGGTATTGTTTGGATTGCTAAAATTGACAACACCGGAGAGGAACCAACGGCAAGCGATTTTAATAATGATTACAGCCGGGAGGATTACGGAAACCCATATTGGAAACCGTATAATATGTTGACGGACTTTTTGGAGAGAATGACCCGAAACGGAATTGCGACCGCAATACAGACGTTTACACAGATTAAGCAGTTGGATAAAGAAACACGTAATTTGTTGGAGCGAAAAACGTTCTTTGATGGTGCCGGACGCATACGGGCGACGTTGCAAAACAATCATAAGTTGGTAGGATTTGAAATTGTCCCGGTTCGTGCAATGGGAGTGACGGCGAAAATTGAAAAGATAGGTTTGCAAATGACCGGGGGAACCGGGGTTGTTAGAATGTATTTGTTTCATTCGTCGCAGATAGACCCAATAAAGACTTTTGATTTGAATTTTACCGTTACAAATGGCGGTTTTCAGTGGTTCCCGTTAACTGATTGTTATTTGCCGTATATAAGCGACAAGAACAACGCCGGGGGGTCGTGGTTCCTTTGCTACAATCAAGACGAATTACCCGCCGGAATGGAAGCAATTAACGTATCAAAGGATTGGAGCCGGGAGCCGTGCGGAACGTGCAACATGGGTTCCGTTGAGGTTTGGCGAGAATTGACAAAGTATTTGCAAGTAACGCCGTTTATGTACCATGCGCCGGAAACGTTCGCAGAATATCCGGAATTATGGGACATTGCGCAAACCTTATACACAAGAACACAGAATTACGGGCTGAATTGCGAAATTACTATTGGATGCGATTTAACGGATTTCATTATTTCCCAAAGGCAGATTTTCCAAACGGTAATACAAAGACAAGTTGCTGCAATTGCATTGCGGACGTTGGCAATGAACCCCAACGTAAGGGTTAACCGCAATCAATCAAACGCAACCCGGATGGATATTTTGTATGAGTTGGACGGCAACACGTCCGGCGTTCGTCCCGGCGGTTTAGGTTACGACCTTAAAAAGTCTTATGAGGCGTTGCAAATAGATACGCAAGGGTTAGACCGTATCTGTTTAGCCTGCAATAACCGTGGGGTAAGATACAGAACCGTGTAATTATATAATTCAAAGGGAAAGTTGTATATAATTTCATGTAAAAGTTGTATTTATGAAACGGATAACCGATTTGCGAAAAAGGGTTGCGGATTTCAACGAGGCTTTGACGTCCGGGCGGATAATACAAAACATTATATGGGACAATGAGTCATATATAGTTGATTTGAACGCCGAGGAACAATTGTTTGAACAAGGTATTAACCGTTTGGGCGTCGAAATTTCGGATTATGCACCATACAGCCCCGTAACAATCGCAATTAAAGAGGCTAAGGGACAGCCGACAAACCGGGTAACGTTACGGGATGAGGGAGATTTTGAAAGTAGTTTTTATTTAGAGGTTGGCGACAAACAATTTGAAATTAAAGCGTCTGACTTTAAAACAGAGGATTTAATAAAAAAATACGGTCGTCAAATATTGGGTTTAACCGACGAAAATATTTCAATATTGATTTGGAAATATATTTTCCCGGATTTAATGGCAGAAACAAAAAAACAAATTTATGGCAAATAACGTAAAAGCCCCGGTTATTGACAACCCGGAATTGTTAGACCGGATAATTGGAAACATGCAAAACGGATTGGTTGATAATTTGCCGTGGTTGGATTATGCGTTTGGCAGGGCGGAAAGACTTGTTAAAATGAACGCAAACCAAAAACGCTATTATACGCCAAACGTGTATTCCGGGAAAAACGAATATATGGAAGTTTGCCCCGATGCGGGTATTGGTAATTTCTGTTTCTTTTGGGTTGACGACCCGCAAAATATCAGTTGGGAACCCGGAGTTGATATTGGCATAAAAACGGCGTTTTCGATTATCTTTTGGTTTGATTACAGAAAGATATACAACGATGCAAGCACACGCAACAAAGAGGATTTGAAGCGGCAAATATTGGACGTTTTGAACGGCGGTTTTTTGGTGCGAAATGGAAGTTACAGAATAAACAAAGTGTACGAATTGGCGGAAAACATTTACAGGGGCTTTTCGTTGGATGAAATAGAAAACCAATTTTTAATGCACCCGTTCGGCGGATTCCGGTTTGAGGGCGAATTGAGTATTGGAGAGACATGTAAATTGTAGTATATGGAACATTTTATTTATAACATTATTGTTGTCGCATTAATAGCGGCTTTTGTGCTGACGTTATTACGCAAATGGGGCGTCATTGAATGGGTACAGATTCACGGGAACGATTTCTTTTCAAAGATGTTTAATTGCGATTTCTGTTTGTCGTGGTGGACTTGCGTTTTGATTTGTTTCTTTGCGTTGATATTTACCGGGAACCTCTCATTTTTGGGCGTTCCCTTTTGTAGTACAATGATAACACGTGTTTTATTATGAAGAATGTACAAATAAAAGGAATGAACGTTGAGTTGTATGATAGTATAGACGAATTGCCGATGTTGCGTTTCCACAAGTATAACAAAATGCTTTTGGTTGACGCCGGGGTTGGTTCTGATTTATCGGATTTTGACCGACATATTGAAAAGGTAATACGTTATTTGAACAGCCCAACGCCAAACATGGCAACCGTTGAGTTGGAAAATATGCGCCAAAACATATATTTCATTCAATCCGAGGTTTCCCCCCGGCATTTGGCTTTTGCCGTGTTGGTTAAATCAATAAATGGTAAACCCCGAAATGATTTGTCAGATGATGGATTGCAACAAACAATGAGTCTTTTTAAAGACGTTGCAAATTCAGAGATAACCGCCCATTTGGAAGCGGTTAAAAAAAAAATAGACGATGAATTGCGTTTGTATTTTCCCCGGTTGTTCGATGATGCGACATTGAAAGAGTATTACGATAAATTGAAACAAAGAACGATTGTTGTATTACGCACAATAATAGACGGTCGGGCAACCGAGGCGGACGCAAAAGAGATTGACGACATTACGGCGGAGTTGATAACCTATTTCAACCCGCAGACGTTTACCGGTTCGGAAAGCGTGGAAATTAGGCATGACAGACAATTTGAAAATATGTGTTTGATATTGTCCCAAAATTTGCATGTTGACCCAAAGAAATTTACCGTTTTGGAATATTACAACGCATTTGAGTATATCAAGGAACAAGCCAAAAAAGCAAACAAGCAAAAAAGGGCAAAATAAGGCGATTTCCGGCGTTTTTATTTTTAGGCGATAAATTACATATTTGAGAAAAGAAAATGCAACAGACGGGAAATTTCCCGTAAATAACTAAATAATCGGCGTATGGCAGATAATAACAACCCAATCAAATATTCGGATTTAATAAGCCCGGATAATTCGATTACAGATTTGATAAAACAATTGGATGAACTTTCGGACACCTATACAAATGCGCTGAAAAATATCAAAGCCGAAGCAATACAATTGGCGGATATTCTGAAAAAGGTTTCCGGCGCAACGGAGGACGGGCGAAAGACAACCAAAAAAGCCGCAGACGATGCGGAACGTTTGGCACGTGCGCAACGTGATTTGGCGTTTGCAGAAAGCGAGAACGCCAAAAAGTTGGCCGAGTTAAAATTGGCACAGCAGGAAGCGAACCAAATTAATAAACTGATTGTGAAAATAAATCAATCCGCCGAGGGTAGCTATAACCGTTTATCGGCGCAATATTCATTGAATAAGATTTATTTAAACAACATGACTAAAGCCGAACGGGAAAACACCGAGGAGGGGCGAAAATTGGTTGCACAAACCAAAGAAATATACGAAGAAATGAAACGTTTGCAGGAAGCAACCGGGAAATTTCAATTGAACGTCGGAAATTATACGGAGGCGTCCGACGCAATTATTGCGTATGGCGACAAATTAAAAGAAACGTTAGGTTTAAATAGCGCATTTGGCGAAAGTCTTTTGGCGTTAGGACGTGGCGGGGCTGAAAGTAAAGCCGTTTTTACAGCTATTGGCGACGGGGCAAAAGCATTGGGAAAAACTTTGTTGGGATTACTTTCAAACCCGGTTTTTTTGGCGATTGCCGGAATTGCGGCGGCGGGTGCGGCGTTTAAATGGTGGTACGATTATAACGCCGGGTTAGTTGAGGCAACGAGATTGACGCAACAATTTACCGGGAAAAGTGGCGATGATTTGAAAGCGTTTAGAAATGAGGTGCAAGCCGTCGCCGATTCATTCAACGCAGATTTCCGGGAAACATTGATTGCAACAAACGCATTATCAAAACAATTTGGTATTTCTGCAAATGAGGCATTGCAATTGGTTAAGGATGGGTTTTTAGCCGGAGGCGATGCGAACGGGGAATTTTTAGACACGTTGAAAGAATACCCGGCATATTTCAAAGAGGCGGGAATATCAGCAGACCAATTTGTTGCAATTGTTACCCAAACAAACAAAATGGGTATCTTTTCAGACAAAGGCGTTGACGCAATTAAGGAGGCAAATTTGCGTTTGCGTGAAATGACGACGGCGACGGCGGCGGCTTTGGACGGTATCGGTATTTCGTCGGAACAAGTTCAAAAAGATTTGCAGACCGGAACCAAAACAACGTTCGATGTTATACAAGACGTTTCCGCAAAATTGGCAGAATTGCCGGATAATGCGGCAACGGTCGGGGCTGCAATTGCAGATATATTCGGGGGGCCCGGAGAGGACGCCGGATTGCAGTATTTGCGCACGTTGAAAGATATTTCAACAAACATGGATGAAGTAAAAGGGAAAGCCGGAGTTTTGGCGCAATTGCAGGAGGAACAATTGCAAAGCCAAATTGAGTTGCAAAACGCATTATCCGGGTTGTTTGACGCAATCGGAGGAAATTTTGAAACGTTGACAACGCAGGCAAAAGTTTTTGTTAACCAAGGATTGACGGCGATAATAAAAGGGGTTATTGATGTTGTCAATTACTTGATTGAGTTATACAATGAAAGTGTTTTGATACGTGCAATTTGGAATGGGATTGTTGCCGGATTCAAAACAACATTTGATACGTTGGGAAATTTGTTTGGATTCTTTATTGATATAGTCAAAGCAACCGGAACCGCATTAAAGGGGGCGTTTACGTTAGATTTTGACGACGTAAAAAAAGGATTGGCAGATTATGCAGCAGCGTACGGAAATTTGGTTAAAGCCCAAGTTAAAGACATAACAGAAAATTTCCAAGAGGGTTTGGAGGGTATGCAAAAGAAAATAAAACCGTTAACAATCCCGGTTTCTGTTGGAGATACCCCGACGCCACAAACAGACAATAAGCCCGTAACGACACAGAACCCAACCGTAACGCCAAGGGGTAAAAGCGATGCGGAAAAGGCAGCAGAAAAACAAGCAAAGCAAATTGAAGCGGCTTATAAAAAGAATTTGGAGGCAACCCGGAAATTGCAGGATGCACAATTGCAGTTGGAAACCGACGAATGGGCAAAGCGTAGGCAGCAAACGCAATATCAGTATTCCCGACAGATTGAGGATTTGCAACACCAATTACAGACCGAAAAGGATTTGAACGAAACCGGACGGCAGGCGATAAACGCAACAATTACGGCGTTAGAACAGCAGCAGACAGAGGCGTTGTTGAAAATCGAACAAGACCGACAATTGCAGGAATTAGCGTTACAGAAAGAAAGCATTGAATTACGTTTGCAAGCAGTCAAAGAGGGAAGCGAGCAGGAAAGACAATTGCGGATGCAGTTGTTGGAAAACGAAAGACAAACCGCATTATTACAGAACCAACAGAAACCGACCGGGCAACAGCAGGACGCCGCGGCGATTAATGCAAGTTTTGACGCAAAGGGAGCCGGAATTGCGGACGAATATTTGCAAGCGCAATTACAGATATTCGACCAACAACAAGCGTTGGCACAATCGGAGTTTGATTTGTTGAGAAATTCAGAAGCCCGGAAAACTCAATTCCGTTTGCAAGCAGAAAAGGAACGTTTGCAAAAGGTTTTAGAATTAAATCAGCAAGCCGCCAATAAATTGTCTGATGTTGAGGTACAAACAATTCAAAACACTATTAAAAAAATAGACCAAGAAATTGAGCAATCCAAAGGGGAGGAACGAGGAACAGACATTTACGGTTTGTTTGGGCTTAATTTGGACGACGACCAAAAAGAGGCAATTAATACGTCTATGCAATACGCATTGGATGCGTTAAATACATTCACGGCGGCACGTGTTGCCGCAGCAGATGCAGCCGTTGAGCAAGCGGATAAAGAGGTTTCCGCCGCACAATCGGCGTTGGATGCAGAATTGGAAGCAAGGGCAAACGGGTACGCCAATAATGTTGTACAAGCGCAAAAGGAGTTGGATTTGGCAAAGAAAAACCAAGAAAAAGCGTTGAAAGAACAACAGAAAGCGCAAAAACAGCAGGCAGCAATACAAACATTGCAGCAAATCGGAAACATGGTAACAGCAACGGCGCTGATATGGTCGCAATTAGGTTTCCCGTTTGCAATACCTGCAATTGCCGTAATGTGGGCGAGTTTTGCAGCGTCTAAAATCAAGGCGGCGCAATTGGCAAAACAGACCGGAGGAACCGGAGGAACGGAAACATACGGCGACGGTACCGTTGAACTTTTGGAGGGCGGTTCGCACCAAAGCGGAAATGATATTGATTTAGGAACGAAACCGGACGGAACCCGCCGACGTGCCGAGGGAGGCGAATTTTTCGCCGTGATAAATAAACGAAGTTCACGCCGTTTCAGAAAGATAATACCGGACGTTATCAATTCGCTAAACAATGGTACGTTTGCACATAAGTATTTAAAATCCTATTCAGACGGCGACGGTTTGACGTTAAACGTTACCGGACAAAGCCCGGATTTACGCAATTTGTCGGATGATGTAAGGGAAATTAAGGAACAGAACCGACGACGGGTTTACGTGGATGGCGACGGAAATACGATTGAAAGTTACAAGAATTTGAAACGTAAAATAAAAAGACTATGACACCAAAATATAGATTCTTTTTGCAGATAGGGGAGGACGGAACCAAACAAACCGTCCGCCCCAATTATAAGGATGATTTAACGTTGGATTATGAGTTGGAAACAAATCAAAGGTTTTACCGGGCTAAATTGTCCGGTAAAATAAACTTTGTCCGTGCTGATTACGATATTATCAATGACGCCCCGTTTGATTCTGAATTTTTCCTATATATCGAAAAAAGCGATGATTGGGGACAAACATACAATCAATACTATAAAGCAAAGTTTATGAAAACGGATTGTACGTTTAATGATGATGATAAATTGGTTACGGTACAGCCGGAAACAATAGACCAATACAACGACGTTTTGGCAGGATTGGAAAAGGAATACAATTTAATTGAGTTGGCCCCACAAATCGAATTTCTTACAATAAGAAAACGCCCATTGATACAAATATACGTTCCCGGAGATAGTATTGTTTCGTGCTTTTTGGGCGGCACGAATTGGGAACAAGACGCAAACGCCACGACTGACCAAAACGCATTAATACAAACCTATCATTTTGCACTATGTAATATTTTGAAAGAAATACAAATTACGTCGCAAGGCTCCCCGGCGGTAATATCCGGGCTTTATACCGGGCGAATGGCGACGGGTGCAAGTGCGAATAATTTCGAGGGGAAATTATACCCAGAATTAAACGTAAATTATTATATCTATATTTCGCAACAAAGAATTGACGGTTTACCGTTTGGGGCTGTTATAGTCGAGATACGCAAACGCTCCGATGATACGGCAATGTTTCGTTACTCTAAGTCTACAACGTCGCCTTTTGATACGTTGGAGTTTGATTTAACCGCTGTTGAGGGTTCCGGCGCAACGGGTACGATGCACGCCGATATGAAAAGTTATAATATATATGCCCGGTATTTGTGCGACGTGGAGAAAATCGACGACCTTAATACATATCCATTGCCCGCCGATGACATAGTTGATAATAACCGTAATTATAGGCGTGCGATTGGTTACGCAATCGACGTGGCGTTTATTTCAAACAACTTTTCAGATACCCCGACCGAGTGGGGATTAGCGGACAACGGAAAGTATTTTGCGCCGCCTTATTCCATATATGGACAAACGTTTTATCCAATCGCCCGGTCAACGTGGCGTTATGCGTCGTTATGGTTTGGGTTTTATCTGATGGATTGGTTATTAGAGGAAAAAGCCCGAAAAGCATATACTTTGCGTGATGCGTTTACATTGTCGTCATGTATCAATGTGCTATTAAAAGAATTTGCGCCCGGAATAACGCATGAAGCGACGCCGGAATACAGCCAATTTCTTTATAACAAAAACAATCCTATTTCCGGGCGGTCATTTAAGTTGCTAATAAGTCAGAAAAGTAATATCATTAATGGCGAATATAAAACCCCGGCGCAAAAAGCCCCGATTACATTACAACAGATTATGACGATGTTACGGGATATTTACAAATGTTATTGGTATATTGAGGACGGAAAATTTAAAATTGAACAGGTAAGTTGGTTTAGAAATGGCGGTTCGTATGGATATAACCCGATTATTGATTATGATTTAACACAATTAGAAAACGTTAGGAACGGCAAAAAATTAGCTTTTGCAACGTCTGAATATTCATTTGACAAAGTAGAAATGCCGGAACGTTATCAATTTGAGTGGATGGATGATGTAACAACACCATTTGAGGGTTTACCAATAGAAATTACGTCCAAATATGTAACAGCCGGGAAAATTGAAGAAATTAACATATCAAATTTTACGTCTGACATAGATTTGATGTTGTTAAACCCCGGTGCAATTAGTTCCGATGGATTCGCATTGTTTGCAGCAGTTACGCCGTCCGGCGGCGGACAATTGGAATTGCCTTTCACAAGACAAACCGTTGATAGCGTAGAATATTTTTTGCAAAATGGATATTTAGCGTTTATCAATATACAACCGACATATTGGGTTTATGATATGCCCGCACGGAATTTCAAAATAAATAATTCCCCATATTATGCTATGGGAGGATTGGAACGTAAAAAGAAACAAACATTGAATTTCCCGGCAGGAACCACAGACCCAAACCCGATGCTGTTAGTTAAAACATATATCGGTAACGGTCAAGTTGATAAACTTTCAGTAAATTTGTGTAGTCGAAACATTAAAGCAACGTTGAAATATGATACAGAATAACAATATAAGCGTTTTACCGTGGTACACGTCAATAAATGAACAGAACCACCGTAAAAGTTACGCATACGGGCAAATATACCCATTGTTCGCACCGGCTGATAGATTATTGCCGTTTCAGATAATAAGAAATACCCGTTCAAATTCTGTTACGTCTGTTATTCTATATGATAAAACCGGAAAACAAATTGCAAATATAACAACATACATGAGGGAAACCGGATTGCGAGTTGTCCGGTTTCAGTCGTTGGGATATGATGTAATATTATACCCGGCAATATTACCCATGCCGTTAAATCAGTTTGACGGAATTTATTATTTGCGGTTATCTGATGGCGTACAAACGTGGTATTCAGAAATGTTTACCGTCGTACAAGATGTTTCCGGTTACTTAAAAATACAATGGTGGGATATTGAAAATTTGGTATTTGACGCCGGGCAAATAGTATATAAAAACCCGGATTTCAAAAATACGTTGTACCTTTGTACAGAGTTGGGAAAACCGGATTATGAATTTGAAGAGGACGGCGAAGAACGGGACGGGTATTTTTTTCCGGAAAAACAAATATCAGTCAAAACGTTTAAATGTACGATATTGGCACCGGAGTTCCTTTGCGACGTTATGCGTTTTATCCGTATGGCTGATTACATTCATATAACGGATAAATACGGCAGGGAATACGATTGCGACACGTTTTTAATTACCCCGAAATGGCAAACGCAGGGGGATTTGGCGAGCGTGGAAATTGAGTTTAAAACAAATACCGTCGTGAAGAAAATAGGACGTGGCTATATAATAGCAAACAAAGGAGATTTCAACGGAGATTTCAATAATGATTTCAACAACAATTAAATTTCAAATTATGGGAAATTATGAACAATTAAAACAAGCGGTTTCCGGTGTTATAAAAACAAATGGAAACCAAGAAATTACCGGAGCAATATTGCAAAATGCTTTATTGACTATTATTTCAACGGTAGGTGCAAATTCAACATTTGCAGGAATAGCAACGCCAAATACAAATCCCAGAACACCCGACCAAAACGTGTTTTATATCGCAGGGACAAATGGAGTATATTCTAATTTTAATGCAATAGAATTAAACAACGAAATAGCTATATTGACAAATAAGGGCGGAAAGTGGGTAAAATTAGAAACAAATATTGCGTCAACGGAAAAAATAAATTTATTGGAAAAAGAAGGACGTGAAATAACTTTAGTTGATGATTTAAAAAACACAAATAAAAGTCTAAAAACAGATGGAACACTAAAAGACGCCGGAGGTTGGTTTACATATTATAAAGTTCCAATAATTAAGAATGACATATTTGTCGCTGAATTTTCAAAAATACCAACGTCAGAAGGAACAACAGCATGTGTAGTATATAATACGCAAGGAAGTGTAATAGAAACTATAAATAATAAAAAAATAGAATATACTTTTACAGAAGATGGATTTGTTTCATTTTGTTTTTACGGTTCTTCTAATTTCTATAATATATATTCTTTTAAACACTTAAACAATACAATAAAAGAAATAAAAGAAGGAAAAGCACTTTATAACTTAGATTATGAAAAACCATTATCCGGTTCATATTATACAGAAACAACAGCAAGAGCAGCCGTTCCAACTGATATAAGAAAGTTAGGATTAATCATAACATATAAAACTGATGCAACAACAAACATAACAGAACAATTTGTTGGTTCAAGTATATCAGCATGGACAACAGCGGGTAATTGGAAAAGTTTAGGTTCTTCAAATGATGATAGTTTAAAAGAACAAGTAAGACAATTACAAGAATTTCCACCTACATTGCCTTGGTTCGATAGGTTTGGCGGGAATTTATCTGATGTAACAGCAGACCTAAGTTTAATTGGTAGGACTTTAAAAGATATATGGTTTGAGTTTCCCAATGGTAAACCGTCATGGTGGAATAGCAGACAACCGCAGTTACGTGCATATAATGGGTATGGCTTTGGTACCGAAACAGATGCAAGATTTATTATTTATTTTAGGGAAAGCAAAGAAGAAACCTATGGTATTACATATAATTACCAATATCGTGGTCCACGATATAAAGGTGAAATTGAACATTTTAGATTGGCTATTAAATTAGGCGGTAGTTCAGAGCCAACATTTTACATGAATGTTGTAATAGATACTTTACTACTTATGCCGATTGAAGGTACAATATTATCCTCCATAAATTCACAAAAAATTCAACCTATGATATTAAAAAATACGGGTACTTTGTATAATGTAGGCGGTAATGATTTTGTAGAAGAAGCCCCGGAGGATGGTAATGAATATGTAAGAAAAAATAAAGAATGGGTAATTCCAACATTTAATATTGTGGGTATTCCTCAAATATTTAATACATCTATTCAAAAAAAACAAAGTGATGAAACTCTAAGATTATTGTTCTTTGGTTCATCATGGAATATGTGTATGTGGTGGTATCTTAACAAAATAATACAATCAGCAGGAATAAATGCAGAAATAACCGGATTTTATACCGGGGGAGCATATTTTTCGCAATGGATAGATAGGTATAATAATAATGAGGCAGTTGATTGTTGGAAATCTGTAAATGGTTCGGATTGGGAAAAGACAACAGCAAACTTTAAAGATACCTTAAAAGAAAATTGGGATATTATAGAATTTCAACAAGGTGCATACCAGTCTATAAAATGGGAAGAAGAATGGGAACCGTATTGGTCACAACTTGTAAGTATAGTTAAAAGAAATTGTTTAGGAAAAACACTTATAGCTTTTAATTGTTCTTATACACCGGGAATAAATGGAAATTTAAGTCCATATCCTAATTCTCAAGAGGGGCAAAAACAATGGCAGCAATTAAATTATGATAATACAAAAAAATTTATGGCTTTAAGTGGAATATTTAATATTTCCCCCGGAGGTGCAACAATGTGGTCGTTGCGTCGTGATACAACTATTAATACAGAAGATTCTAAAGACTTATCTTCAGATAATTTGCACCCCGACAATGGATTGCCAATTTATGCGTTAGGAGGAACATTTTTTGAAACGTATATTTCACCTATGTATAATATATCATTTGATACAATTGAATGGAAACCGGACACAAGCACACAGAAAACACCATTTAATTTTGGATATAAAGAGTTAACGGACGAAAATAGATTAAAAGTAAGAGAAATTATTAAATTATCGTTGTCTAATAGATTCGGATTTAATGAATTAGTATGATAAAAAAGATTATTTATAACAGCAAATTAGCCCATTTAATATTATGGGCTAATTATACAACAATAACTTTGACGGCATTTGTCTTTACTGAATTTAAAGACAAAAACGAAATGCCTCAAAGTGTACGCAATCACGAATGTACGCACGCCCGTCAGTGGATAGAAATGTTTTTTGCCGGATGGGTAATAATGTTTATATTGCAATTGATATTTGATATATCGGCATGGTGGTATATATTGCCGTTGTTTTCTTTTTATATTTGGTATGTTTTGGAATGGTTCTTTAAATCATTGTTCAAATTAAAGAACGCATACAAAGACATATCATTTGAAAAGGAGGCTAAAGCGTCAGAAAACGACAATTGTTATTTGGAAAATATGGGTTATTTTGAATGGCTTAAATATTATGGAAAGAATTTTTAATTGGGAACAATGGCGTATTATTGCCATTTCCACGGTTAGCCCGTTATTTGGGTATTTAACCCCGACAAAGGGTTTTGTTTATGCGTTAGTAGTAATGTTTGCGTTCAATATTTGGGCGGGTATGAGGGCGGACGGCGTGGCGATTGTGCGATGCAAAAACTTTTCGTTCCGTAAGTTCAAAAACGCATTGTGCGAATTTCTGTTGTATCTGTTTATCGTGGAGGCGATTTTTGTAATAATGAAAAATTGCGACGATGAAAATGCGGCGGTTATCGTGGTAAAATCACTAACATACGTGTTTATGTATGTGTATTTGCAAAATGCGTTCCGCAATCTGATTATTGCGTACCCCCGGAATTTGGCATTACGTATTATTTACCATGTTATCCGTTTGGAGTTTACAAGGGCTTTGCCGTCGCATTTGCAACCGATAATTGACAGATTGGAAAAAGAATTTGGGGACGACCCCGACAAAAACAATAAAATGGAGTTATGAAACAGAAAGTAATTATTCTTGATGGAGGTCACGGCGTGGATTGTGCCGGGAAACGTTCCCCTATTTGGGGGGACGGTTCCCAATTGTTAGAATGGGAGTTTAACCGTGATATTGTACGCCGTATTGCGGCGATGTTGAAAGCGGAGGGAATAAAGTTTGAAATTTTGGTACCGGAGGACAACGACGTATCATTACCGGAACGTTGCCGACGTGCAAACGTTATCCATGCAGATTGCGGCAACAACGCCGTTTTGTTTAGCGTTCACGGGAACGCCGGAGGCGGCACCGGGTGGGAATGTTATACAAGCGTAGGACAAACGAAAGCGGATGCAATCGCAACCGTTCTTTGTAAGGAGGCGGAAAAAGAGTTTGCCCCGGATGGTTGGAAAATGCGTTTTGATTATGTGGACGGCGACCCGGACAAAGAAAGCCAATTTTATATACTGAAACATACGGTTTGCCCGGCGGTATTATCCGAAAACTTTTTCATGGACACGGAGAAAGATTGCCGTTTTATGATGACGGACGCAGGGCGTGAGCGTATCGCCAAAGTACATTACAATACAATAAAACGTATCTTATGAAAAAATATCTAATAATAGCGGCAATTGCTTTGGCGGTTGCCGCCGTTGTCACTATATGGGTGCAACGTTCCCGGATTAATCAGTTAACCGGGGAAAGGGACAAATACAGAACCAACACGGAAACGTTATTGCAGGACGTTTCCCGGTACCAAACAAAAGATAGTTTGAACGCCGCAAAAGTCGGGGTTTTGGAACTGAAATTGTCGGAGTTTGAAAGATACCGGGCGAGCGATGCGGAACTAATAAAAACCCTCCAAACAAAGAACCGGGAATTGGAAGCATTAACAAGCGCACAATGTCAAACGATAATTGATTTGCGGGGAACCGTCCGGGATAGTTTGGTATATGTTGACCGGGTTGTTGTTGATACATTACGATGTATAACAGCCGCCGACAAATGGTTTTCTTTTGATGGATGCGTTAACCGGGAAAATGAGTTTACCGGGAAATTTGTAAATCGGGATAGTCTGATAATTGCAGCAACCGTAGAATATAAAAGGTTTCTTAATTTTCTATGGAAAACAAAGAAAGTAAAGAACCGGGAAATTGATGTTGTCTGCAAAAACCCGCATACAAAAATAATGGGGGTTGAATACATTGAGATTGAAAAATAACTATCTTTGTATCGAATTACATTTGACCATATAAATAAAGATTGTTTTCAATGATTAGCCGGGTTACCCCCGGCTTTTTTCGTTTTGCCCATTTTTAGCCCCGTGGCGGGCTTTTCTTTCCCGGATGGATAAATTACACGTTTCGCCCGAAAAAGTGGCTTAAATCGAAAATTCGCCCAAAATAACTATCTTTTGAACCAAAAACAGAAATTTTTATAAAATCAACATAAAATAAAAAGAAATTCTTTTGGTATTTAAAATAAAGGTTGTATATTTGCATTGTCAAACAACGAAAGACCCCACAGTCTAACCAAAATGCAAAAAGACTGTTGAAAGATTAAGTTCGTAAGAGTAGAA